AAAACAAAATAACGAAAAGTTAATTATAGTTATATATGATTATTCTAACAACCGAAAATGTAAATACGCAACAAGTTTTCTTCATTCCAAGAAGTACAACTTTCACCAATGTATACGTTACGGATGAACAGACAAATGTAACGACTCAAATAACTGGTTATGTAATTTCTGATTTTGGATATTACGTTCAATTAAGGGGTGTATTTAATCTTAAAGAAAATCATTTTTATACAATTGAAATAAAGAATAATTCAGATATAATTTTCAGAGATAAGATATTTTGTACAGACCAAAGTACATCTACATTTTCTGTAAACAATGCACAATATACAAGCAACAATACTACAAATACATTCATAGTTTATGAGTAATAACGTACACATATTAAATTTAGCAGCATATTCTACACCAACTATTCAAGAATCTAAAAGGGATGCGTGGGTGGAATTTGGCGAAGATAATAATTACTATCAATTCCTTATAGATAGATACACTAATTCAACAACGAATAACGCTATTATAAACAATATCTCACGTCTTATATATGGTCGTGGATTAAGTGCGTTAGATGCGTCTAAAAAGCCAAATGAATACGCACAAATGATGGCTTTGTTTAACAAGGATTGTGTGCGTAAAATCTGTATGGACAGAAAAATGCTTGGACAATTTGCGATTCAAGTACATTATTCTAAAGACCATAGTAAAATACTTAAGGCTTATCACATTCCTACTAACTTAATTCGTGCAGAAAAGTGCGACGAGGACGGAAATATAGTTGGTTATTACTATTCTGATGATTGGACTGATGTAAAGAAATTTAAGCCACAAAGATATTCGGCATTTGGCACATCAAAAGATGAGGTAGAAATATTATTTTCTAAACCTTATGCAGTTGGAATGAAATATTATTCTTATCCTGATTATCAAGGTAGTTTGCCATATGCGATGTTGGAAGAAGAAATTGCGGATTACTTGATTAACGATGTTAAGAATGCGTTTAGTGGTAGGATTGTAGTTAACTTCAATAATGGAGTGCCGACTGAAGAACAACAAGAGCAAATCAGTTCTAAAGTAATAAACAAATTAACGGGTGCAAATGGAAATCCAGTAATCGTAGCGTTTAATCGTAACGCAGAAAGTAAAACCACAATAGATTCTATTCCTTTAGATAATGCGCCTGAACATTTCCAATATTTATCAAATGAGTGTTTAGGAAAAATAATGTTAGGACATAACGTTACTTCTCCTTTATTATTTGGAATTGCAACAAGTACGGGTTTTAGTTCAAATGCTGACGAATTAAAAAATAGTTCAATATTATTCGACAATATGGTTATTCGACCAATGCAAGAAGAAATATTAGAAGCATTCGATTCTATTTTAGCTTACAACGGAATTAGTTTAAAATTGTATTTCAAAACTTTGCAACCTTTAGAATTTACAGATTTAGAAAATGCACAAACAGAAGAACAAGTAGCAGAAGAAACGGGTACGGAATTAAGTGCAATTGACGAAATAGATTTATCAGAATTTGGTGAAGATGTACCGGAAAATTGGATGCTTATAGATGAAACGGAAGTGGATTACGATTCCGAAGATGAGTTAGATAATGAAATTGAAAGCATAAACAAAAAAACACCTTCTTTACTTTCTAAAATATACAACTTTGTAAGCACTGGAACTGCATTTCCTCGTTCAAAAAGTGAACAAGACGATGTTGTAAATGATTTTAAATTCATTACACGTTATAAATATAGCGAGGGATTGTCAGTAAATAGTAGAGATTTTTGTAAGTCAATGGTAAATGCTAAAAAGGTTTACAGAAAAGAGGATATATTAAGAATGAGTAGCACTGCAGTTAATAAAGGATGGGGTCCTGAAGGTGCTGATACTTATTCTATTTGGTTATACAAAGGCGGTGGAGATTGTCACCACAAATGGATTAGACAAACTTTTGTAGCACTTGGCGCAAATTCAGGAATAGACCCTTTATCACCTAAAGCAGTAGAAATATCTGTAGCAAAAGCAGAAAAGGCGGGTTATAGAATTAGAAATCCAAGAGAGGTTGCTATGAAACCGATGGATATGCCTTACAACGGATTTTTACCAACTAATAAAAGATTTCAATAATGGAGGCATTACTAATAACCCGAGACGACATCGTTAAATTCACTGCAATGAATGGCAATGTTGATACAGATAAATTTATTCAATTTGTCAAGATAGCGCAAGATATTCATATGCAGAATTATTGCGGCACAAAGTTACTTGAAAAGATTAAAGGACATATTATTGCAGGTAATTTATCAGGCAATTATTTATCTCTTACAACTACTTATTTAAAGCCGATGTTAATACATTGGGCAATGGTTGAATATATGCCGTTTGCAGCGTATACAATAGCTAATAAAGGAGTGTATAAGCATAGCAGCGAAAATAGTGTTAACGTTGAAAAAAATGAAGTGGATTTTCTTATCGAAAAAGAGCGAAGTATAGCACAAAATTACACGGAAAGATTTATAGATTATATGAGTTTTAATAATGCGTTATTTCCTGAATACTATACAAATTCAAATAACGAAATTTCACCCGATTCAATGAACAATTATACTGGTTGGTATATATAACAATATAAGATATGGCAAACGATATAGATTGGGGACAAGGAGCAGCGAACAACTCAATAGGTTGGGGACAAGGCAAAACAAATAATACAATAGGATGGGGTGAAATATACGATTTATCACCAAGTGGAGAAACTAATATTATCGGTGCTGCAACTCCATTTACCATTGATTCAACAAGAGAAAAAGTAGATAGTACATTATATACAAGCGATGAAACAATTTATTAATTAAGATATGGCAAAACAAACAATAAACGTAGGCGCTGCTCCAAACGATGGAACGGGCGATACATTAAGAGATTCATTTGTAAAGACAAACGATAACTTTACCGATGTTTACACCAATAAGCAAGATACATTAGTTTCTGCAACCAACATTAAAACTGTTAACGGAAGCTCAATTCTTGGAAGTGGAAATTTAGTTGTAAGTGGCGGAAGTTCAGGAGTTTTTGGAATATCAAACTCAAGCGGTGTTTACACGTATTACGCAACTTTAACATTGGCTATGGCAGCAGCGGTTAGCGGAAATGTTATTGAGATGTTCGCAGATTTTGTTGAAACAGGTTCTGTAGAAATCACTCTAAAAAATGGAGTAAACATAAACGGAAATGGACATTCTTATACATTAAATAATAGTGGATTAATTCATGCATTTAAAACTACAACAAGCGTTGAAACATCTTGCAGTATATTGAACTTAAATGTTATCAGAACAGGAAGCACGGGTTCAGGAAATGACAATACAGTTCTATACTTTGATGTAAGCACTTCAGGAAAAATTAAATGTAGCGGTACTGAATTTATAAATAATGGTAGCGGTAGAGGAATCTTATTTAGAGATAATTGTACTAATTATTTAAGCGGCGCAATTGCAAGAAGTTCAAATACTGCAATTGTTATGAACTCAACAACTGGTGCGGAATTAATTAATAGCATTGGATATGGAATTGGTGCGGCAAATGGAATAACTTTAAGCGGTAGCAATGCTAAATTTTGTGTTGGTTATTCAGATAGTGGGGTTGGTTTTGCAGTTAGTAATATTAATAGCAATGCATTTCATTGTGTTGGACATTCTGTAAGTGGAGACGGCATAAATTCTGTTGGAAATGTAGTAAATTGCATCGGCAAAAGTACAACCGGTTCCGGAATATATAATCTTGGGCTATCTTCAAAAAATTGTACGGGTATTTCAGTTAGTGGAGTTGGAATAAGAAATGGTGATGGTGCTATTATATATAATTCAACCGGACAATCATCTTCGAATAATGGCGCAACTAATGGTTCTTCTGCAACAATAATTGGTGGAGTTTATGAATCTTCACTTTCTTATTGTATAAGGTCAGGAAGTTCAAGTAAATTAAAAAATGTTTTTATTAATTGTTTATGGAATAATGCAGCTGGATATGGAGTATCTGGAAATGCGGGAATTTGTATAGAATTAATTCAATGCGTATTTAATTTATCTAATTCATCTGCTCCGTATCTATTCAATGGGGGAACTGCTCAAGCTATTTCAATGACCGGAAATACATATCAGGGTGGCGGTGCATTTAATGTAAATCTAACTCAAGCAATTACCAACGTACAAGATACAAAAGGAAATATTTACTTATAAAATAAACAAAAATGGAATCAGTTACAAAAATAGATATTATGGGCTTAGAGATTTATGCTTATAATGAATTTACAAGCGAAAAAGAAATTTATCCTTTGACATCGGAATACGATTTTTTTATGAATGAATTTTCAGACACGCAAGAATTGTTGTCGCTTAACATATACAATCCTATACCAAGAATTGTAAAGTTTTACGGAATTGAGAATAGTATTCCTAAATCATTTACAGAATTGAACTATGTAGATATGACTACAAAACAAAAAGCAGATTTTAATGCGTTTGTTGAAATGATTAAATTAAAATAATTTTTATTTTGAAATTAACAAAACCGAAAATTAAAGACATTCAAAAGTTGAAAGTCTACCTTAAAAAAATAGACAATGGCAGAAGTAAAGATAAGTGATTTAACAC